ATTAAATGTGCAGCTGATCCTGCTCATTTTATGAAAAAATATTGTAATATTCAACACCCACAAAGAGGTCGAGTAATATTCAATTTATATCCTTTTCAAGATAAAGTATTAAATTTATGGAAAGATCATCCATATTCAATTGTATTAAAATCACGTCAGTTAGGTATATCAACATTAGCCGCAGGTTATTCTCTATGGTTAATGTTATTCCATAAAGATAAAAACGTGTTGTGTATTGCAACTAAGCAAGAAACAGCTAAAAACATGGTAACGAAAGTTAAATTCATGTTTGATAACCTACCTTCATGGCTTAAAATACCAGCAGACGAACATAACAAATTAACACTACGATTAAATAACGGCTCTCAAATTAAAGCTACTTCAGCATCAAGTGATGCAGGTCGTTCAGAAGCAGTATCTTTGCTAATTGTCGATGAAGCAGCTTTTATTGAAAATATTGGTGAAATTTGGGCTTCAGCTCAACAAACACTAGCAACTGGTGGTGGTGCAATTGTATTATCTACACCTTATGGTACAGGTAACTGGTTCCATAAGACATGGGTTTCAGCAGAATCTCAAGATAATGATTTTTTACCTATTAAATTACCTTGGTATGTTCACCCTGAACGAAATGAGGATTGGAGAAAAAGACAAGATGAATTACTTGGTGATCCTAGATTAGCAGCACAAGAATGTGATTGTGATTTTAGTACATCAGGGGATGTTGTTTTTTATCCTGAATGGGTAAATTTTATTAAAGAAACAACAATACAGGAACCTCTTGAAAGAAGAGGTGCTGACCAAAACTTCTGGGTATGGGAACCAGCAGACTATACAAGAGATTATATGGTAGTAGCTGACGTAGCTAGGGGGGATGGTAAAGATTTTTCAACTTGTCATGTTATTGATATTGCTACTAACGTACAAGTTGCTGAATATAGAGGACAATTACCTACTAAAGAATTTGGATATTTTCTAGTAGGTGTTGCTACAGAATATAATCAAGCATTATTAGTAATTGAAAATGCCTCTATTGGATGGGCAACTATTGATGCTGTAATTGAAAGAGGTTATCGCAATCTATATCAATCACCAAAATCAGATCAACTCACAGCAGAGTCGTATTTAAAGACGTATGAGGGTTCATCTGATATGACACCTGGTTTTACAATGTCTATGCGTACTAGACCGTTAATTGTCAATAAATTCCGCGAATTTGTTGGTGATCGTTCAGTAACAATTCGTTCAAAACGATTGTTAGAAGAAATGAAAGTGTTTATATGGAAAAACGGTAGACCAGAAGCTCAAATCGGTTATAATGATGATTTAGTAATGCCCTTTGGTATTGCTATGTATTTAAGAGACACATCTTTAAAATTCCAACAACAAGCTCATGATATGACTCGAGCTACGCTTGGAAATATGAGTAAGTCTACATACATTGGTGCTTATAATCCAAACCAAATAAAAAATCCATATACCATTCAAACAGATCACGGAATGGAGGATATTAGTTGGATTTTGTAAATATTTATAGTATATAATAAAAATAAAAAATGGCTGACAAAAGTTTATTTACCCGATTACAACGCCTGTTTTCAACAGATGTTATCATTCGTAATCAAGGGGGTAACGAATTAAAAGTAATGGATGTTGATTCAATTCAACGTTCAGGTGATATTGCTACTAACTCATTAATGGATAGATATAATCGTCTATACTCACCTGCAGCTTCATCTTTATTAGGTGCTCAAATTAATATAAATTGGCAATATCTACGTACCATGGTCTATTCAGACTATGATAATATGGATTATGATGCTATTGTTGCCTCTGCTCTTGATATTATTTCAGATGAATCTACATTAAAAAATGATTTAGGTGAGGTATTACAAATTAGATCAAATAACGAAGATATTCAACAAGTATTATATAACTTGTTTTATGATGTATTAAATATTGAATTTAATTTATGGTCTTGGATTCGTCAAATGTGTAAATATGGTGACTTTTTCCTTAAACTAGAAATTGCTGAAAAATATGGTGTTTATAATGTTATTCCTTATACTGCATATCATATTGAAAGACAAGAAAACTACGATAAAGAACATCCAAATGCAGTAAGATTTAGATATTCACCTGAAGGTATTTATGCAGGTGGTTCAGGTTATTATGGTACTCCTACTTTAGGACAATTTCAGGATAACCAACCAGGTATTTATTTTGATAACTACGAAATGGCCCATTTTAGATTGTTAACAGATGTTAACTATTTACCTTATGGTCGTTCATATTTGGAACCAGCTCGTCGTATTTTTAAACAATATGTGTTAATGGAAGATGCTATGTTAATTCATAGAATTTCTCGTAGCCCTGATAGACGTATATTTTATATTAATGTTGGTTCTATTCCTCCAAATGAAGTAGAAAATTTCATGCAGAAAACAATTTCTACTATGAAACGTACTCCATTAATTGACAACCAAACAGGTGAATACAATTTAAAATATAACATGCAAAACTTATTGGAAGATTTTTACATTCCAATGAGGGGTAATGACACTACTACTAAAATTGAAACTGCTCCTGGTTTACAGTATGATGGTATTCAAGATGTTACTTACTTACGTGATAAATTATTTGCAGCTCTTAAAGTGCCAAAAGCATTTATGGGTTATGATAAAGATTTAAGTGGTAAAGCAACATTAGCCGCTGAAGATATTCGTTTTGCTCGCACAATTGACCGTATACAACGCATTACCTTATCAGAATTATATAAAATCGCATTAGTACATTTATATTCACAAGGTTATACAGGTGAAGAATTAACTAACTTTGAGTTAGATTTAACTACACCTTCTATTATATACGATCAGGAAAAAATTGCATTATTAACTCAAAAGGTTGATTTGGCTCAAAAGATTATGGAAGCCAAATTATTACCTACAGATTGGATTTATGATAATGTATTCCATTTCAGTCAAGATCAATATGATGAATATAGAAATTTATTAGCTGAAGATCAAAAACGTACTTTTAGATATAAGCAATTAGAAGAAGAAGGTAATGATCCTAAGGTAACAGGTAAATCATACGGTACACCACACGATTTAGCATCATTGTATGGTAAAGGTAGAATGTATGATCAACCTGATAATGTACCTGTAGGATATGGTAGTGATTTAGAATTAGGTCGTCCTGAAGAAAAAGCAACTACTCGTAATACACAAGATGATAACTTTGGTAAAGATAGATTAGGTGTTAAAGGAATGAAAAATGATGATAATGAATCAGATTCAATTCGCCCACAATATAAAGGTGGTTCACCATTAGCTTTAGAAGCAAAACAAGTATATCTTAAAAATAAAGCCTTAATTGAAGGTTTAGTTAAAAAGGTATCCCTTGAAAATACAAAAGCAGAAGAATCACTGTTAGACGAAAAACAAATCAGAGAATAAAAATCCTTATATATTTATAACAAAACCTCAAGAATGAATATTAAACATTCTAAGTATAAGAATACAGGAATCCTGTTTGAATTGTTGGTAAGACAAATTACCGCTGACACTTTGTCAGGTAACGATTCAAAAGCAACCCATATTCTAAAGAAATACTTTGTACGAACGGAACTAGGTAAAGAATACAAATTGTATGAAACATTATCTAAACATAAAAATTTAACTGAAGGCAAGGCCGAAGTTGTAGTTAATTCCGTTATTGAATCGTCTAAAAACCTTAACAGAGGAGCTTTAAAAAGACAAAAATATAATTTAATTCAAGAAATTTCTAAGCATTATAGTTTAGATGAATTTTTTGCTACTAAATTACCAAGTTATAAGGTACACGCTGCATTATATACTTTATTAGAAATATATAATAGCGAAAATTTATCTAACCCAGACCAAATTATCAATAACAAAATTGCTATTTTGGAAAGTTTAACAACACGCGCTGTTAATAAACAAAAGGTAGAAGAAGATTTAATGACTGAATTCCAATCATATGATAAAGATTTACGTATTTTAACGTATAAAGTATTATTGGAAAAATTTAATGGTAAATATGCTTCATTAAATGATAATCAAAAATCAGTATTAAAAGAATTTATCAATTCAGTTGATTCAACTCCTAAATTAAAAGAATTTTACAATACTAAAATTACTGAAATTAAAAGTGAATTAACTACATTAGCTAAAAAAGTTACTGATAAAGTTGTTAAGATTAAGTTAAATGAAGTTAACAATATGTTATTACCTTTAGGTAAATTATCTAAAGTAGGTAATGATGATTTAGTTAATTTATTACAATACTACGAACTTTTAGAAGAACTTTCAAAAGCAAATGGCTAAACTAAAGTATAAATTAAAGGAACTTAAAGTAGGAGATGTAGAAATACGTGATGGAAGTAAATCAACCGTTACTTCTATTGATCCTGAAACTGGAGCTATTTCATGGTCTATTACTCCTGTTCCTGCTTTTGATACAACATTTAAAAAATTTGCACAATTAAGAGACTATATTAAAAAATTATCTGTTGATAAAAGTGATGATCCTAAATTTAGAGAAATATCAAAAAAAGTAACTAATAATTTTAACGAATTTCGTTCTCATTTAAGAACTAACTACCCTGCAGAATATGAATCATTTAAAAGTGTTGCTGAAGATTTAGCAAAAACATTAAATGAAGAATCAACAATTGCTTCTAATTCATTTTTTACATCAGGTGGTGAAGGTGAAAACCATACAGGTCCATCTCCTAGAAAATCAACTTATGGAGCTTATACACAAGCTGGATATAAAAAAGTAGCAGAAGGTCCTGGAGCAACATTTGGTCCTGGTCCATCAGCAGGTTCAGAAGGTGTTGCTGATAACATGTACGTTAAAAAGTTTAAATATAAAATAGTTGGTAAAGCAGGTGCTGAAAAAGCAGCTAAAGGATTACCAGCTGAATCCTTAAACGAAGCAAATACAGATGTTGAATCATATTTAGATGGTTTAAACATTACTGATGTAGATAAAAAAAAATTTATTGCAGGCCGTATTTTAGGTTTTGATGAATTAGAAAGAAAGTTAAATGAGTTATTACCATTATTACAACAAGCAAAACATGAAACAATGGATTATTATAGACAAAATCCAGAATCATTTAATGTAGTGTATGGTACTGATTTAGCTAATGATTACGTAAACGACTTAATAGAATTATTTAAAAAATAAAATATGGCAAATATACCCGTAAACCCAACAGCAATATTATTAAAGCAAGGAGGATCCGTAACTGGTTCTTTTGCTGGATTTACTGTTCTTCCAAACACAGCAACAAATCCACAAACCCAAGTAGCTCATTTTAATGGGCTTCGTGATGCTCTTGGTGCTTCTTTACTCCAATCAGGATCAAGTTTGTTTTTTACAGCAGGACAAACATATCCTATATTTATAACTAGTGCTTCTTTAGATGCTACTAGTGCTAATGTATTATTGTATCCTTAATATTTATAACAAATGAAAACATTACAACAAGAATATCAATTAATAAAAGAAGGTAAAGGTAATAAAGACCACTTCTTAAAAGTAGCAAAACATATGTTTC